TTATAGTTTTCCGACGACAGGGGCAAGAGGGGACCCTTGGGGTGCCGGCGCAGGCGCCGCCGCGCGCTGAAAGAGCAGCTCCTTCCAAGTCTCAACGTTCTTTGGATTATAAATCGAAAAGTGTGAGGTGAGTTGCTTCACCTGTGCTGCGTAAGCGACTTTATTTGTATTATGATACTTAATAATCCTATCTATTTGTTGGGCGCCCATGTGAAAGTCATTACCGTCATAGTAATAGCCGTACTCTTTAAAACGCTTAATATTGTGGACAACAGGGAAGCCCATTGTAATAAATTCAAGGAAACTATAATTATATTCATTATTGACCTGATGCATAATAATAATCGCCGACGGAAATGCCTTTACAAGATTGACAATATGCGCTCGTGGAGTCAGTTGTAACTTATTGTCCTTGTAGAGTGTAATATTTGGCAAGACCGACGATTGATAATAAGAATTTTGTTTAAGGCGTTCACCATTAATCGCAATCACTTGTCCCACACGACGTGGATGCTGGCGGTAATAGGCTTCAGCGACCGTAATTGGAATAATCGAATTCTTTTGAAAACTAATATTTGGCTCCATAATCACAAATGTACGTTCAGATTCAAGATCAAGTCCCTTGTCCGTATAGACTTCTCCCATACTCTCAATAAACATAGGTTCCCATACATAAGGCGCAATTCGTGTCTTCCCACATAAGGCATTAATTGAACCAGCGTACTCAGCATGAAAGTCGTAGTGTGGACTCACCCATATTTCATCAATCTCCCCCGCTACGTGATGACTGAAATTTATATTCTTCATAAATGTGATTGTCTCAATATCAATATTGAGAATATTGCCAAGATAGAGTTTTGAGACTTTTGCACCCATAGATCGAATGAATCGTCGAATACCTGGATCGCACGACATACCCATCTCAAGATATGAGGCAATTGGAAACGGCTTTGCTGCGTACTCCTTAAAATCAATCATACGAAATTTCTCGTGTACGGTAGCATCCTTATGATTTTGATTGTTGTCTACTAGGAGCCACGGACGATAACCCATAACCTCAATCATACGGTAAATAATATATACATTTTGAAATAGACCGTTCGCCCAAATGTGTTCATCAGGAATGCGAACCGTCGTAAGAATAATATTGAGTTTGTCGTCCGTCGATTGTAAATCACTCATCTTCGGCGGATTAACAGGTTGTACGGTAAGACCATAGCCTGTGCTAATATTCGGGAAACTCATCGTTATTCGTTTTAGGGTTTTATTGGTTTAAATCCAGGCTTGTGGCTTCACGGCTTTTACGGATAAACAGACCCTGTTGCTTTAAAGCGATTTAACGCATTGCGTACCTGCTTTTGGACGTGTGAGGGCATACTTGGATTCGCCAAATAGGTAATACGAATATTACGGTTTGTGCGCGCAATTTGCTGCGGCGTTGATTTGCCCATCATCCAGTTACGAACAATTTGGCTGCCATTATTGAGTTTTGGTAGAAGACGGCGCGTACCATTCTGACGAGTTAGATTCGCATTACGACGGGCTTTACGGGTCTTTCCCATTCTAGTTTATATATGGATTATTGGCAACGTCCCGCCTCTGCAATCTCCGCACCATTACACATACATGTCTGCGTCTTACAAATATCACCATTCTTTATCGCTGGCGGAAAAACATACTCGTTCTGGAAACCCTCGTATTGTTTGGTAAAATGATGAACCGTCTTATGGATTGCCGCATAGAGAAGAGCAAAAAGGACACCGTGTGTGAGCGCAACAACGATTTGCGATCCCTTTGGTGGTAATGTAACAAGGATACCGGGTGTGAGCGCAACAAAGAGCAAGGCAGTAAATAATGTCATCAATGGATGAAACATCTCTAGTATACGTTGGTTTAAAATCGCTCGGTATAAATTAAGGAGATTCACAATGACGTCTCGCTCCGGTGGTCTGATGGAACTTGTAGCACGAGGAAAAAAAGATATATTTTTTACATCCAATCCCACAGTCGCATTCTTTCATAGCGTCTATATGCGCTCGGTTCCTTTTACGAAAGAAATATATGTAACTCAACCTCGTAATGCGCCTGATTGGGGACGATGGGTAGAATTTGATATTGACCATCGCGGCGATATAGCAAAGTACTTCTTCCTTCGTATTCAACTACCTACATGGCTACCTCCCGTTGCGGCTGCCGCAAATCTTACCGGTATTGTAACGGATGCGAGTGGAGTTACCTTTGGATACACCAATACTATAGGATTTCAAATGATAGATAAAATCCAACTTTTCCAAGACCAAGTTCTGATTCATGAATATTACGGCGAATATCTTGCCTGGCGTCAACGCCAAACCGCTGAAACGGGGTCTGTCTTTTTAATGTACGATGAAGTCGGCTCGCACGTAGAAACTCCACTTGCTATTGGACGCTCTGCTACCTTAAGCGAATTACGCGTTCCAATTCCTATTCTTGGTACACAAGCGGCATTTGACCCTGGTATGCCACTTGTAGCGCTCAAACAACAACGATTTCATATTCGTATTTATTTACGTAAACTGAATGAAGTCGTTGTTGCCAGTGACGGGCGTATTAACCCTCAGCCGTGGGGAAATAAACCCTTACGTATCCAAGCAACACAAAACGGTCCTATTGATACATCGCAGGTTACTTTACCCCTTGAACAGATTCCTCCTATTCAAATGAATTTAGAATCAACGCAGATTTATTTACCTCGTGATGCGAATCTATGGCTCAAATCACAGACTTTACGAATCCCCTATAGAAATATCCGTCACGAGCAGTTTACTATTGAAGATAATTCATTTACAGCCGCCTCCCCGCCATACTTAGCAACCGTCCAAATTCCATTTAACATTGATATGATTGGGTCAGTCAGTCGTATGTTAGTAGGTCTCCGGTCGTATGCATCTACGTTGGCAGGACAACGCTCAGTTTTAGTTGCCTACGATGGCTCGGAATTTATAACATCTTTGCGTCTGAATATTTCTAACATAGACCGTATTAAGCAATGGGATACCGCAGTGTTTCGTGAAGTGACTGCCTATTGGAAAAGTATTCGTATAGGGCTCGATTTTACATATCCTATACCTCAAGCAGTCTATGTAATTACCTTTGGAGGATTTGATACCGCTCAACCGGCAGGAACATTACAATTTACTCGTGCTGTTCTACCGGTTCTTTATCCTGTTCTTGGACCTATACCCATGGATCCGCGAAATAAGAGTCGTAAGACATTTTTACTGACCTATGGCGAGGCTTGGAATCTATTTGAAATTACAGGAGGGAAAGGAAAGATGATGTTCGATGATACGTAAAAAAATTGACGGTGGGTCTTGTTGATGTGAGAATGTCACATCCTCCTGTGCTTTCTTACAAATGGCAACGTGGTCCCGGTCTGCGCTCTCTAGTCCGTCAGGACTCTATAGTCCACCAGGACTCTCTAGTCCGTCAGGACTCTATAGTCCGCCAGGACTCTCTAGTCCGCCAGGACATAAACTTCCTTCTATTATCGTGACTGACAAGTCCTTTCCTACTCTTGGGAGCGGCGGGAGCACTACTAATATTCCTGCCGGTCCACCATCTAAGAAGCCAGTTCTTACCTTCGCCCAGAAACTGAAGCAGACGGCAGACGCCGAGGCGGCAGCGGCAGCGCAAGCGGCGGCTGAGGCGGCAGCGCAGCGCCTTACTGAAGAGGCTAACCGTCGTCAGGTATCTCTTGTAAGCAACTTCTATAAGGGGCATCGAACAACCGATGAAGATTACGCTCATGAAGATAGTTCACCCGATGAAATGGATTATGAAACGGCATTAGAGTACGAGGAGCATCTTCGCTATAATCGCAGGGAGCGGACGCGCATTACGGATTATAGTAAAGATCTATCGTCTGAGGAGGAAGAACAAGATATTTAAAAACCGTTTATGTGAATAAGGAAATGAGTATATCATATTTACAGAATCTTTCAACCCAGATTGGAGTCGACGCACGTACACAATACTTTTACGACTTATCCGGTGTCAAATACAAAACAAAAAGCGATTTATTAACGTTACGGAGACAATGGGATACATATGAGCGTGTTGAAAATATTAATTTTTCTATTTATAAAACTATTTTAAAGGGAATTTATCAGCCTTGGTATGTGTTTGCTAGTAATGAAGAAGCAAGTGATTATCGTGTAGGTCAACTTTTACACGTGAATCGGTACCCAAATATACCATCGGCATTATTCCAATCAATTTCCCTTGCTCCTACACCAATTCCTAAGGATTCAGGTGGTCCGCCTCGCTTCGCCCAAGCACCTTCACAAATTGTATCTGCCAATTCTATAAGTGAAGGGCAAAAAACCGAAAACAATGCCGATATGTCAATTTATATACACGTCAGTACCTATAACGTATTACATAGCACATTTACTTATCAATTTCAGAGTAATGAGGAGCAGTTGGCGTATCATCGAGCAGAGTATCGCCTTTATGCTGCGCGGAACAATCTGATAAATCTATCAACGATTGCGGGAAGATCCGCTTCATAATACGGTCTTGGTGATTCTTTTTAATTGGAAAAGTTGCAAGTATTTTACGCCAAAGTAGTAGTTTACGTTGGCGTAACATATCCTCAATCAATGTATCCATGGTGCTTCACATGTTGAGATGCGGGACTGGGTTCATTTTTTTATGCTTTTATGCGGTGCGTAGTCGCTCCATCACTTCGCGAATATCATTTCGATAATTCACCTTTGCATAATGGAGGCAACCGTTTTGCTTCGACATAAGATGTTTATCCGTATCTGGAATACGTTCAAGCTGTCCGATATACGTTGGTGATTCCGTATTATATGTGTATACGTGACCGGTTTGTGAATTAATCAGATAAACAATACCTTGAACGGATGCGCGAATAAGTGTATCGGGTACAGGGACGTCCATGGGATGATGCGGATAAGATTCGTTGATTTCATTACATCATTTTTTATCCTAAAACTTTCACACCGTGTCCGATAAATACATTGTGGAAAATCTCCATCATTTTATCCCAACCAACACATATACCGGCAAATTCGCTATAGATCAAACATATCAATACAATGAGAATTAGAATGATAGGTATGTTCGGAAGTATAGCATCTATGAATGGTTTCATATCTTATCCTAGTCCTAGGAAAAAATTGATAGATTCTACGGAGTTTTCTAGATGTGTGGTTGCTTCTCTTTCTTACAAAATGACGTCCATTCCTTCCGATACCATTGTCCTCCTTGCAAAGGCTATTCTGTGCCTTGGCGCAGAGAAGCCCTCTTCTCTCCCTTCTTCCATTGCCGATGCTCTGCGTGCTCTTTGCCCTGAGCCCGCTGCCGAGCCTGCGGTTGCCGAGCCCGCGGTTGCCGATCCTGCGGTTGCCGAGCCCGCGGTTGCCGAGCCCGCGGTTGCCGAGCCTGTCAAGAAGGTGCGCAAGACGACAAAGGCACTTGCTGCTGCCGCTGCTGCTACAGGTACGGCTGTTGTTGCTCCCGCTGCTGCTACCACAAACGTCGACCCTTGGCGCACACATCCTTCTCGTCTCCAGTCCATCGATCCTAAGTACTGCGTCGGTCGTCGCATCGACGTCGAGAATCCGCTTGTCGGTACGCGCCCACAGGATGAAACCGCTAATCACGGAATGATCTTTCCTGAGAAGCAGTGTACACGAAAGCCTGCGCCCGGGTCAAATATGTGTGCTGGATGCGGCAAGAAGGATGCCGAATACAAGGCGAATCCTAAGACAAATAACGCATCGTGGCACGGACGCCTTGACGAGACAGTCCTTTACCCGCGCGCCAAGATTGTTGGCTCTGAACTCTTTCTTTCCAAGTACCCTAAGGGACTTCCCAATGATAACTTTCGTGCTGGTAGTGCTGTTACAGGCACAGCAGCTGCCCCTGCGACAAAGGAGACCCAGAAGCGTGCGCCAGTCTATGAGACAGTTGCCGTTGATGCCGCACCTGTAGTTGCAAAGTGGATTAGTTTCATGTACGACGGGCGCAACCATATCCGCAATGTTGAAACTGGCAAGACCTATTACACTGACGTCCTAAAGGACTCTCCAGAGGCAAACGCTGTGAAGGAGCACTATGTCGGTCGCTGGGTCGATGGTGCTGTTGAACTGACGGATGATAGCGATGATGAGTAAATAGACACTAAAAACCCAAGAATCAAAAACCAAAAAAATCCATAAAAATGCGGTGGCTCATTCAAAAAACATAAAAACGATAAAGTAGTAGAACCTGTAATGTCAGGGCAAAATAATAGGACACTCAATGTGGACTCTATTTTTGTCCGCGATATCTACTTTAAAGATTTTGCGAACAATCCTATTCCGGCGAATCGTCCACTTTTGAGTCGAGGTGACGGTGGTACCTATTGGGCGTCGTCTTTTACTTCGTCGTTTGCTGCTCCCGCTGTAAACGAAATTGACGCTCCAACAGCAGACGGTTCACTTTATCAATATATACCAACAGGACAATATAATGTATTTAATTTTTCACCAGGTGCCGGTATTCAATTCTACTCCAATGCTACAAATGGAGGTCTTATTGTCTATAGTATCGGTCCCGAACAAATTATAGCAGACGGACAAGTATTGCCTTTCTCAACCCTACCAGATTACACAGTCGGCGGTCGTACGCTTCAATTTGTGGGTACCGGCGATACATATTTGTACGTAAGTGGTGCCACTATTTTTTTCAACTCTCTCACAACCTCAACCTATAGTTCGATTATTGATTTACAAAGTACAAGTATCGGCTTAGCGTACCAGTTTTCCACTGTCAATGCCGAATTATATAGCACAATCGCCACTATTGAAATTATTTTTACTTCGTCGGGAATCTATAACTATAATCTCATTTCTAGTTACTTCTTAACACCTGGAGTCATAAATATTTCAACTGTCAGTACATTAGTTCTAAACTTAGGTGATAACACAATTCGAGATATTCCATTAAAAAATTCGATATACGACCCTTGTATTGTGTATGCCGAAAACACACTTATTTCCACAAATACCGATTTTTTGACGTTTACTGATAATTTTACAAATGTTACCTTTGCGATTGACAAAGAGTCACTTTACGCTGCCTCTACTCTTATGTATGGATTGTCGACAACTACAGTTACACAGGCGCAGCAAGTCCAATTAGGTTGGTTTCCAGGTCTATCGACCCAAACAAATACACAGTCTCTTCGCGCCGAATTTGTACCTATTACCCAACAAATTCAGGTGATAGAACAGCTTGTATACCCGAATGGTATGTCGACAATCACGAACTATGCCCTTAAAAATATCGGTAAATTCGACGAAATATGTAACCCAACCCAAATTGCACTTACAACACCTATTATATATGCATCAACAAGCCAATTTGTTATAAGTACTGTGAATAACGTCAGCGTTCAGGGCGCCGGTCTTACATCAAATAGTGAACTAGTTTCGGGTCTTTTTGTAAATCCAATACGCCAAGATACTACAGTCAATAATAGTTGGTTACAATACAATACAACCACGCGGGAAATTGTTTATAATGCCAACGGTGGCGGAGGTGGCGGTGGTTGTAATTTGCCGACCAATGCGAGTAACTATGGTGATTATTTGCTTTGGAATGGGATTGCCTGGGAAGTTGGGTTTTCTAATATTTCTATCGGAGACCAAGCCGGCGGCGACGCGTTACAAGGAGAAGCCGCAGTTGCAGTCGGTGCTGCCGCCGGTCAATTCATGCAAGGAGCCTCAGCTGTTGCCGTAGGAAAATATGCGGGGAAATTGAACCAGGGCTCGAATTCGGTAGCTATTGGTCCATTATCTGGCTCTTCGAATCAGGATATTGAATCCGTTGCGATTGGAGATAATGCCGGTGTCTACCAATCATCGTACGCTGTAGCAGTTGGCTATTACGCTGGTTCAATTAACCAGGGAAATGGCGCAGTTGCTATTGGTTCAAATGCCGGTGAATTCAATCAAGGACGATTTGCGGTTGCTTTAGGCGCGGGTGCCGGTATTCATAACCAAAATAGTGGTACAATTGTTATTAATGCCACAGGAGTTGACTTAGATACGCAACAGGCAAATTCATTCTATATTGCGCCAATTCGTAACGATGAAACTGTTACAACTGCGTTATTACACTATAACACCGCAACAAATGAAATCGTATATAATTCACAAGGTGGTAATGCAAGCACAGGTCCAACGGGTCCCTCAGGAGGTCCTATAGGACCTACGGGTTTTACTGGTAATACAGGACCCACGGGCTCTACTGGTCCGACAGGTCAAGGTGCATCTGGTCCTACAGGTCCGACTGGTATGACAGGTCCTACAGGTGCTGCTGGCGGATTTATTCAATTTACAACCTTACTTAATAACACAGTTGCTAAACCATCGGGAGTCATTCTTGGACCTGCCACAATCCCAAATTGGTCTCCAACGTATACTTCACGTGGCGGAGTACTTATTATTAATTTAAGTTTTAGCGCATATATAACAACAGTACCAGGACTCTACGCATTTAACTTGCTTGTTGACGGTAGTTTTGCCGCACGTTCGAGTTTTTATTTTGATAATATTAATTTCCATATGACAATTCCAAGTATATTTAATTTGAATAATATTTCTGCTGGTAATCATACATTTGCAGTCCAAATACTTGGAGGTGCGGCGGTTGATTCGAACGACTACGCGCATATGACAATTCAAGAGGTCATTGGTGCAAATAGTGTAGGATTAACTGGTCCGACTGGTGTAACTGGAGCCGGCGCTACCGGTCCAACGGGTACTACAGGTTCTACTGGTCCAACTGGTACCAGAGGATTTACCGGTGCAACCGGTACTACGGGCTCTACAGGTCCTGTAGGTCCTACAGGCACTGTTGGCACTGGTCCAACTGGTAGTACAGGTTCTACAGGTCATACAGGATCTACAGGTCCTACAGGACGAACAGGCTCTACGGGCTCTACGGGTCCAACGGGTATAACAGGTCCAACTGGTCCCACAGGTTCAACTGGTCCTACAGGAGTGCCTGGAACTGCGACAAATACCGGCGCTACAGGTACTACAGGTCCTACTGGTCCGACGGGAGTGGCGGGTTCGGCAACAAATACGGGCGCCACAGGTAATACAGGACGAACAGGTTCTACAGGACCTACTGGTAATACTGGTCCAACTGGCTCTACGGGTCCTACAGGGTCGACAGGTCCAACTGGCGCACCAGGCTTGGCATCAAATACTGGTGCTACTGGTCCAACGGGAATCACAGGTGCCAGCGGCTCTACAGGTTCCACGGGCTCAACCGGTCCGACAGGCGCCGGTGCTTCAGGTCCTACAGGTCCTACAGGTCCCGCTCCAAATATGATAGTTACAACTGGTTCTTCATATTTAGGCGCAAATGTATCTATAACAGCGACAGTATACACATCTCCAACCCCAGTATTATCCTTTACAATACCAAGTGCAGGTCAATGGGATATTATTTATTTTATACGCGCACAAGGTCCAAATTTTGGTGGTGCAATGGGATTATATACAGGAACTTCGCCATCATTAACACCGGTTGCCAACAGTCGTGTAGTCATATTTTATACAACAACTGGAGGTTCAAGCGGAGGCACAGCAACCGGTCGCATTATTTTAACAACTACTGGTGCAACAACCTACACAATTGGTTGTTGGATATTAAATGCAGGAGGACCTTCTTATACTGTATACTCAGACAGTTCAGGTAGTTCAGGTGTAACATGGGCGCAACTTACAGGCGGTTATGTTGGTGCTACTGGACCACCTGGCTCTGGAGGTACAGGATATACGGGCTATACAGGCGCTACAGGTCGTACAGGTTACACTGGTTACACTGGCTATACAGGACCTGCTGGTAGTGGCAGTACAGGTGCTACTGGTGATACCGGTGATACTGGTGATATAGGTGAAACAGGCTACACAGGCTCTACAGGTGATACTGGTGATACTGGTGATACTGGTGATACTGGTGATATAGGTGATACAGGTTATACAGGTTACACAGGACCTGCTGGCAGTGGTGCTACAGGATACACAGGTGCTACAGGTCGTACAGGATACACAGGATACACAGGACCTGCTGGTAGTGGTGCTACAGGGTACACAGGTGCTACAGGTCGTACAGGATACACAGGCTACACAGGACCTGCTGGTAGTGGAGGCACAGGTTACACAGGCTATACAGGACCTGCTGGTAGTGGTACTACAGGATACACAGGCTATACAGGTGCTATTGGTGCTACAGGCTACACAGGACCTGTTGGTAGTGGAGGGACAGGTTATACAGGTTATACAGGTGCTATTGGTGCTACAGGCTACACAGGACCTGCTGGTAGTGGAGACACAGGTTATACAGGTTATACAGGTTATACAGGATACACTGGCTATACAGGTGCTACAGGTCGCACAGGATACACAGGATACACAGGATATACTGGTGCTATTGGTGCTACAGGCTACACAGGACCTCCTGGTAGTGGTAGTGGAGGCACAGGCTATACAGGATATACTGGTGCTATTGGTGCTACAGGCTACACAGGACCTCCTGGTAGTGGTAGTGGAGGCACAGGCTATACAGGATATACTGGTGCTATTGGTGCTACAGGCTACACAGGACCTCCTGGTAGTGGTAGTGGAGGGACAGGTTATACAGGTTATACAGGTGCTATTGGTGCTACAGGCTACACAGGACCTGCTGGTAGTGGAGGCACAGGTTATACAGGTTACACTGGCTATACAGGTGCTACAGGTCGCACAGGATACACAGGATACACAGGATACACAGGTTATACAGGACCTGCAGGCAGTGGTGCTACAGGATACACAGGATACACAGGATACACAGGATACACAGGATACACAGGACCTTCTGGTAGTGGTAGTACAGGGTATACCGGTTATAC